TCTTTAATTTGAACCTCGGTGGCTTTGTACATTCCTTCTCTTTTTGGGTCGCTAGCTATAATTAAAAATCTTTCCTCAAGTCTCCAACCTTTAATACTTAGGGGGTATTTGTAAGTTTTCATAATGTCGCCCTTCGGGTGGTTTGTTGTTTCAGTACCGACAAGATACACCAATGCGGGAGAGATACAAGCAAAACCCCCCACATTTTAACAATTAGTTTTAAATAGACCCCCGCGCCTCGGTTTTAAGCCAATCCGGCGCCCGCATTGCGTGGGGTTCTTTGTCGAGTAGACCCTGGGCGACAACGCGCAGGAACTCGCCCCGGTCGTGGCTGGTCATGTCGGTGGCGCCGCTCTGCCCGGACACGGCACGCTTAACGGCGGACCGCATTATGGCCGTGCGCAGTTGCCCCATGGTGCCGAAGTGGTACTGCACGGCCGTGCCCGTCACGCCGATGCCCTTCGCGATCTGGTCGCGCGTCACGCGCGTGTAACTCGATGCGGCCGCCAGTGATATCGCGGCGGCTAGAATCTCGTCCTTGCGGACCGCGGGGGCCTTTCGTTTAAGTGTCATAGTGTTACGTCTCCAGTGCTAAAAGTGGCGAACCCGCCGTATCTGTTTACCAGGCCCAGCCAGTTGGCTTGCCCAGGTTCTTGCCCCTTGCCGGAGAACTTCCAGCCGGGGCGCTTAGTTTCTACCGCGCCGAACTGGCCGATAGTTGTCCCGACCATCGCCGGGGTAATGAGTCGCGGAATTAATAGAATTAAATCGCTCGATTTAAATTTTTCGTTTAATGCTTTTGAGTCGTTCGACAGCCCATACCGTACCGGCTGTTGTGGCGCGCCGCACGACTTGCACTTGCTAGGCGTGGCCCCGACATTGTTGCGCCAGGAGAACGCGCCCTGCTTTGATATCGTAAAGCGCGCCGCCTGTTGCGAGAAGGTCTCGGTCTTGCCTGCCGTCTCGGGCGCCGCGTGATGTTTTACCGCGTCGTGCATTTGCTCCAGGTCCGCGGCCGCTGCGGGGTAAGTGTCTCGCCATTCGTGGTAATTCATGTCGTCATGTCCTCGCCGAATCGGCGTTTAATTGTCTCGACCAGCGTGTCGGTCTCTTTAGCTGGCAGGGTGAAAGCCGTGCCGATATCTACGCCGAAGCGGTGAAAAAAGCGGCGATGTTTTTCGCTCATAGTGCGCGCCTCGGGCTGCATTCCGATCCACCAGGCGACGAGCTCGTGGAGAACTTGGCGCCGGTATTTGTTCGCCTGGTGTTTCTTTAGCTGGGAGCCGCGACCGATCGCCGGCACGTGCGCGCCGATCAAGCCCATCATGAACTGTTCGTCGTCCTGGTCCGCCGCCTGGAGCTGGGCGAACAGCGCCGCCATGCCCTCGACGTCCAGCTCGACCAGATCGCCGTCCACTTGCTCGGGGCGCGCTCGCCCGGCGGGGACTAACGTGTGGCCGCAGAACGGGCACGCCTTGTAAAACGCCTCGTACGGCTGCGTGCAGGCCGTGCAGACTTTCTGCGGTATAGCGTCGGACTTAGCGCCGCGCGAGCCCTTGTCCTTGCCTGCGAGCGTCCAGCGGCGTGGCCAGTTCGGCATTCCGTGGCGCTCCCAGTTTCTCACCGGGTCGATAACTACCGCGAACGGTTTCGGCCCTGCAGCTTGCGCGTCGAGTCTGCCCTGGCGCGTCTCTAGGTCGAACCCGTCGGCGTACACCGGGCGCAACACGCGGCCGATCATCTGTAGGAACTTGGCCAGCGATTGAGTCGGGCGGGCCATGATTGCGCAGCTCGCCGCCGGCACGTCGAACCCTTCGTCGAATAGGTCCACGTTAGCCACGGCCTGCAGCGCACCGGTCTCGAATTTGTGCAGCTCGGTCTCGCGCACGCGCTGGTCGGTTTTGCCACTTAGCGCGACAGTGCCAACCCCGCGCGCCACAAACGCGTCGGCCTGTTCGTGCGCGGTCTCCACGTCCGTGCTAAAGATTAGCGCCTGTTGCCCCGGGGCGAACTTGAGGTACTGGTCGACCACGTCGCCGACTAGATGGGACTCGACCACCCGGGCGCGCAACGCTTTCGAGTTGAAATCGCCCGAGGCGGTAACGGCGAGCCCTTGGACGTTTAAATCGGTCGACGGCGCACGGTAAACGAACCGCGACAAGTACCCCTGGTCGATAAGCCATTGCGTCGTGGGGCCTTCGACCATCGCCTCGGCGAACCCGTCGGCCGTCTCGCCTAGGCCGAGGCCGTCGGCACGCTCGGGGGTGGCCGTCACGAATAGCAACTTCGCGGCGCCCATTACGTCCACGGCTTTAGCCCACAAGCCTGAATCGACATAGTGGTGCCCCTCGTCATACACCGCGAGGGTAATCTGTTTAAGCCAACGCTGTAGCGCGACATTGCGCTCGCTCGCCTGACTGGTTAGCGTCTGCACGGATACGACGCCCGCGAGCGCGTGCGGGTCGATAAAGTTTCTGCCGACCTTCTCGTAGTGCTTGCGCCGGATTGCCGCCACGGTGGCCGGGGTGGCTATAATTCGGTGCTTCACCCCCAAGAGCGCGAGCGAGACGGATATCTGCGCCACGATCTCCTTGCGGTGGACGATCGCAGCGGCCGCGCCCTTGTGGTCGTGCATGATCGAGGAAAAAATTATAGTCTTACCGCCGCCCGTCGGCATGACCGCCAGCACGGAGCGGACCGTCGACCAAGCGGCGAGAATCGCGTCTTTAAATTCCTGCTGATATCCGCGCAGGCGTATCACTTCTTAACACACCAATGGCACGCGCAGCCCTTGACGTCGGCGTGCGGGTGTCGCGGGCCGTGCAGCGGGCCGATGGGCTCGATCGCCTTGGGCGTTATCGCGTCGATGTGGTTAATCGCGGCCTGCAGTTCGTTCGCCAGATCGCTACCCATTACAGTGCCGTCGCGCCAGTATTGTGCGATCAACTCCTCGGCCTTTTCTTTGTTAAACATTCGCGGACCCTTTTAAATTAATTTAATTGTCATGCTTGACAGTTAGAATTCTAAGGCGTAATGTTCCCCCCGTCAACAACAAACGAGGAAATACTTATGCAACTAACCATTGACACAGCGACGGCAACGGCGCGAGAAATACGGGCGGCCTGCGCGATGCTTAGTTCGCTAGCGCCTAACGAAACACCCGACAACGTGGTGGCCGGCACAATGCCCGACGCAGAGATACGCGGCGACGGCAACGGCGCAGCGCTGCCCGACTGGCACAAAGAACTTTCCGGCCGCATGAACGGGGAGGGCACCAGAACGGGGCGCTGGTCCGCCGACGAAGACCGCGACCCGACCGACGCCGAGATGTCGCGGGTAATTACGATAAGCGAGCCGGGCTCGATGCTCGTCGACACTTTGAGCACCGGCCCGATCTACTTAGGCGACAAACTGACCGAGGTGCAGATCGCAGAGATCACCGCCGACGACGAGACGCGCGACCGGTTTTACGTCTTGAACTGCAGCACCGTGATGGGCGGCACCACCGTGGCGGACTACTTCGCCGACGGCAACCGCTACACATACACGGGCTCGCCTGCGGTGCGCCTGCCCACCGAAGCGCCACTGCAGGACGTGGCCGAGGCCCTAGCCGCAGCGACAACCCCCGCGGCGTTTAAAGAGGCCGTGACCGAAGCCGTCGCGAAGGCGTACGAATTGCCCGCCGAAACTTTGCGCCCGACTGGCGCTGCGCCCGAATTGGCCGCACCGTACGGCACACCGATCACTGAACCGTACGGCACACCGATCACCGAAGCGCCGCTGCAGCAAGCGGCCGAGTTTACCGACCCCGAGGCTGCAGAGTTCACGCCCGCCCCGACTGGACGAGTAGACAACAACGGCGTCGAGTTCGATGCGAATTTTTGCGGCGAGGCTGCGGTCCCGTTTTACGCGAGCGGCAAAACAGCGGGACAATGGAAGCGCAAACGCGGCCTGTCCGAGATTGACTACAACACTTGGTACGCTGCACGCGTTGCGGACTTGCCTGTCGCCGAGACGGCCGCCGCGCCGACCAGCACCGCCAGCGCGTTCGCACCAGCAAGCGCAACGCCACCCCCAGTTGAAGCGGCGCAGCCCCAGACCTTGTCGACGGCTGGCGAGCTGATGGCGTGGGTCGCAGAGATGCAAGTCGCGGGCCATTTGACGCAAGGCGCAGTCGACGCCGCTTACGTGGCCGCCGGGCTGTCGTTGCCTGACATGTTTCCGCCCAAATCGCCCGAGTTGATCGCGAACAATGTCGGCCGAGTGTTCGCCGCGCTGTCCGCTCAGGTGCCCGCATGAGGCTGCGCCCTAGTGGCGCCCCCTTGTGGGGCAACTGCGCCGCGTCTTTAATCGCCACCGACGGACGGCCGGACCTGCCGAACCGCCGCACGATCGAGGGGTCCGGGGCTCACTGGGTCGGGGCCGAGTGCCTCCTTGCGTGGGTCGACCCCGACGGCGGTGCGCCTATCTGCCGCGACTGGTTATACAAGGTAGACCCCGACGGCACGGTGATCGACGAGGAAATGTGCGACGGCGCCCAAGTCCACGTCGATAACGTCCTGAAAGTGTGCAACGACACGGGCGGCCTGCGCTCGTTGTTGGTCGAGCACGCCGTCACGATGTCGAACATTCACCCGGGCAACGCGGGCACGCTCGACGCGGCCCTGTTCGACAAGAAAGGCGCCAAGCTGTACTTGTGGGACTATAAGCACGGGCGCCGCGGCGTCGATGTTGTGGGGAACCTGCAGTTTGTTGACTACGTCGAGGGTCTTATCGAAAAATACGAGATTGACGGCGTAGCAGACCAGTACATTGAGGTGGTCATCCGCTGCGTGCAGCCGTTCAACTACAGCGCGTTTGGCCCCGTTAAGGAGTGGCGCCTGCCGTTGCACGAGTTGCGCGGGTATTTCAACCGGTTGAAAGCCAAGGCCGACGAGGCCACGGGCCCGAACCCGACGTACACGACCGGCAAGCACTGCCGCGACTGTACGGCGTTGCTCGACTGCGAAGCGGGGCGCCAGGCACACTATAATTTTATAGACTTGGTCGACACCCCGACGGACTTGTCCACGATGGACGGCGCAAGCTTGGCGCTATTTCGCAACCAAGTACGCGACGGCCAGGCGGTCGGTAAGTCTTTAGCCACCGCGATCGACGAGGAGCTAACGCACCGAATCCGCGAAGGCGCACGGGACACCGGTCTCGCGCTAGAGTCTAAGCTTGGCAACTTAGCCTGGACGGTAGACGACGCCAAGGCGATCGCTATCGCCGCTCAATTCGGAGTAAACAACGCGAAGGCGGTCGCAGCATTGACCCCGACGCAAACGAAAAACGCCACACCCACCGCGCTACGGCCGGCAATGGATTTGGTTTTAAAGTCTGTCACGAAACGCCCACCTGGCGGTCTGACATTAACCCAAGCGGGCGACACTATCGCCGCTCGCGCATTTGCAAAAAAGGAAGTATAGAATATGCCACAAATTGACGAGAGACGAGTAAAAGTATGCGGCGGAACAGTCGTATGGGAAGGCGTCACAACGCCAGGCACTAACGCAGGCGGCAACATATCGTACGAGCTGGGCGTCGTGTTCCCCCCGACTTGCCCAGACTTGCCACTGTTGGAGGCTTTGGCGAACCTAGAACTGGTTCACTCCCAGTTCCGCGGCGTACTGCCCGCAGGCGGCAACATGCCGATCACGATCGTGGGCGCCGACAACAAATTCGACGGCAACTATGTGGGCTGGTCTAAAATCAGCTTCAAGTCTAAGTTCTGCCCCGACGTGTACGACGCTAACGGCCAGTTGTTGGAGCCTATGATCTACGGCCCCGCGCTGTTTAACGGCCAGATGGTCGACGTGTTGACTAGCTGCTATGAGTACAACAACAAGCAGAAAGGCATTGGCGCAGGACTTGACGCGCTAGAACCTATCGTCGCGGCCAACGCAGTGCGCACGAACTACAGCACCGGCGGCGGCAACACTGCCGCAGCGTTTGGCGGAGGCGGCGGCGCACCACCGTACCAAGCACCGGCGCAGCAACAAGCTTACCAAGCGCCAGCGCAGCAACAGGCCGCAGCACCACCGTACCAAGCACCGGCGCAGCAACAGGCCGCAGCACCACCGTACCAAGCACCGGCGCAGCAACAGGCCGCGCCCGAGCCGATGTACCAAGCCCCCGACGGCCAGTACACCGCGGCGCAACTGACCGCCGCAGGCTACCCGCCCGAAGCGATCGCGGCGCTGCCTGTAGTGGGTGCGCAGCCTGTCGCCCAGGCGCACAACTTCATCCCGCAATAGTCGCGGGCTTTCACGGCGCCCCGGGTGGGCTTTTTAGGAGCACGGCACGTTGTACCGGTTCGGCCTCCCCCGAGCTACCGCAAGCCTCCGCGCGCGGCCTCGTGCCGTGCTCCTAAAGGGCCCGCCCAGCGCGCCAAAACAACAAGAACGAGGGAGCCTTTATGGCTAATATTCCGAACCGATGCTGCGGCAAAAAACCGCAGCGATCGACATACCCCGTCGAGGGCGGCACCAAGTACGCGACGACGTTGCGATGTAGTGGTGGGTGCGGCGAGCTAGAGACCGCGACCGGAGAGATTAACGAGGCGATCGAGTCCATCGAGGCGCGCGCCTTTCAACTTTGGCAGGAGCTTAGAGCATGTTACTTTATTTAATCGGGGCGTTGCTTTGGCTCGGCAGCGTGCAGGCGTATTTCCTTTTGGCCGAACGCGAGCGGACGCTAGTGCGCAACGCGCGCCACGACTGGCAGTCCTTGGTCGTTGTCGTGCTTATCTGTTTAGCGTGGCCCGTGGGCGCATTGCTGAACCTCCGCGCGCACATTAAAGATAAGGGCGAACGACATGTATTTTTATAGGCTAAAAGGCAAGCAATACCTGGACCTAAAAGGCACGCTAGTGCTGACCCATAACGAGGAGATCGTGGCGACCCGGAGCAAGTCCGCCGGGCCGACCGCTGTCTACAACGCCCGCTACGTCGAGAACCTCGCGGCACGGTCCCGACGCGATAAGGTGCGCGCGAGCTGGGCGGCCCTGCGGTTTATTTGGGGCAAAAGCACCGCGCTGGGGACTGAGTCAGTCGGGGGCGGCCGCTGTGGGTAACCTCCGCTACCACCCGACCGAGGGGTTGTTCTTCGGCAACATGGCGGAGCAAGACGACGACAACGACGCGGTCGACATGCCGTTCGAGGACCTGCGCGCCGGGCACCGCATAAGCGCGGGACCTCCGGGGCGCTACTCGTCCGTGGTGCCCTCGATGGACTTCGAGACGTATAGCGAGGCGGGGTACGATATCGACCGCGAGGCGGGCACGGTAAAAGGCACCGGCAACAACAGCAAAGGCGGCCTGCCAGTAGTCGGCACGCCGAACTATGTCACGGACCCAAGCGCCGAGATTTTATGCCTGTATTACGATCTAAAAGACGGCCTCGGTCGTCGCGCCTGGCTGCCCGGCACGCCCTCTCCGGCGGACCTGTTGGCGTATATCGCGGGCGGCGGATTGATTGAAGCCTGGAACATAACGTTTGAGTTTTGGGTCTGGAACGTGATCGCCGTGCGCCGTCTTGGCTGGCCGGTGCTGCGCCTAGAGCAATGCCGCTGCGTGATGGCTAAATCACGCCGGCACAGTCTACCGGGCGCCCTAGGTAAAGCTGCCGCGGTGCTCGGCACGCAACAGAAAGACAAGGCCGGCGGGTCGCTTATCCGTAAACTGACCCGCCCGCTTAAACCGACGAAAAACCGCAAGGCCTACCGCTGGACCCCGGCGACAGCTTGGGACGATTTTGCTGCGCTCTATGCCTATTGCGATATCGACGTCAAAACCGAGGACGAGGCGGCTGCGCACATCCCGGACTTAACGCCCGACGAGCTCGCGACGTGGCAGCTCGACCAGATCGTGAACCTGCGCGGCGTGCCCGTTGACATGGCCGCCCTGGACGCCTGCCTGGACATACTCGGGCAGACCGAGCGCAAGTACTCCCAGGAGTTGGCGACGATCACGGGCGGCATTGTGACCGCGCCCAGCCAGTTGCCCGCCATGCAAGCGTGGCTGGCGGCGAACGGCGTCGACCTGCCGAACATGCAAAAAGAAACGATCGAGGAGGCGATCGGCGTCGACTTGCCGCCGCTACCGCACCGCGTTCTTTCTATTCGGGCGGCCCTGGGGGCGGCCAACATCAAAAAGCTGCGCACGCTTAAACTGCAGGTTAGCAGCGACGGGCGCCTCCGCGATCAGTACACCTACTGCGGCGCCGATCGCACGGGCCGCTGGTCCGCTGGCGGCGTGCAGTTGCAGAACATTACGGCGAAGGGGCCGAAGTCTGCCGAGTGCGAGGGGTGCGGCGAGTTTTTCAACCCGTCGGCGCAGCAAGGGCGAGTCGTAGGTATAGACGTGCTGAACAACACCGAGACGCGCACCACCGAGCTATTGTGCCCGCACTGCGGAAGCTGGCAATGGCACACCATGCCTGGCTGGACCGTCGAGGCTGTCGAGTCCGCGATCAAGGCGATACTGACCCGCGACTTGGACCACGTCGAAAACGTGTGGGGTGACTCGATCAAGGTTATGTGCGGCTGTTTGCGCGGCCTGTTCGCGGCAGAGGACGGCAAGGACTTTGTCTGCGTCGACTTCTCGGCGATCGAGGCCGTGTCGGCTGCGTGCCTGGCGCGTTGCCAATGGCGTATCGATGTATTTGCGGGCCACGCCAAAATATACGAGGAGAGCGCAGCCAGGGCGACCGGTATCTCGTTCGAGGAGATCATGGCGTACAAGAAAGCACACGGCCAGCACCACCCGGCACGCGCAACGATCGGCAAGGTCCGGGAGTTAGCCGGCGGCTATGGCGGCTGGGTTGGCGCGTGGAAAAACTTCGGCGCCGACGCGTTTATGACAGACGAGGAAATAAAAGCCGACGTTCTGAAATGGCGCGCGGAGTCTCCCGAGATCGAGCACATGTGGGGCGGTCAGTTCTTGTGGTGTGGCCCCGGCAAGTGGGACTATCGCCCGGAGCTGTTCGGCCTGGAAGGGTGCGCGATTCAAGCGATACAGTTTCCAGGCAAGTGCTTCTCGTACATCGACATCACGTACGGCATGTGGGACGACGTTCTATACTGTCGCCTACCGTCGGGCCGGTTTTTGACGTACCACCGCCCGCGCTTGTCGTCGGCGCGTGATAAGTTGAACCGCGGCCCGGCGTATCAGATCACGTTCGAGGGGTACAACTCCAACTCGGTAAAAGGCCCGGTCGGCTGGTTCCGCATGGAGACTTACGGGGGCAGGTTGTTCGAGAACGTGAACCAAGCGGTGGCGACAGATATCCAGTCGTTCGCGCTGAAAAACGTCGAGGCGGCAGGCTATCCGCTAGTCATGCACACGCACGACGAAGGTGTGGCGGAGGTCCCGGAGGGGACCGGGTCCGTCGAAGAAATGGAACGCATTATGGCCATTCGCCCCGAGTGGGCGGCATGGTGGCCAATTCGCGCCGCAGGTTGGCGGCATAAACGATACCAAAAGGACTAGACCGTGGACGCTCTTATAATTTTAACAATTTTATACCTTTACCGCGCAGACATACGCGCATACCTAAACGAGAAGGACTAAACAACATGAGAACATTAAACGAGATAACGGCCGCAGCACGCACCCACGGCCCGGCCACCGACGGGGAACTACGCCTCGCGATCGTCGCGCTGGACATTATTCTGGCGACCCAAGACGAGAACCCGGACGCGTTCGACGAGCTGGCGGACCTGCCGCTCGACGAGGCGGTGACGTGGGAGAACCACCCGATGAACCCCGAGTTCTTGGCGTGGTACGCCGAGCAAGGCGAACCCGAGCCGGTGGCGCCACCCGTGCCAGGCGACTACGTGACGCAGTCGGGCGAGGACGTGTTCCGCGTCGCGACTCCCGGATACAACCCCATCGGCGCCCGTGCGTACGGCGTGCCGGTCGTCTACGAGCTGCAGGAGAACGAGGGGCCCCAAGGACTCTACGGCCTGGACCTGACTGCCGTCGAGTTGGTGACGCTACACGATCACCCGGAGCTATTCCAAAAGCTGGTGAACCTCGGCAAGAAGCCGACCCCCGATGATCTTCTGGCGGACGACGGCACGGTGCAAACATGTTAAGGCAGCTAGTTCCCGCCCGTAGCGCGGACCTCCGCGCGGTCTGCACGGCCGTGCCCGAGGGGGCCGACGTGCTGGACCTTGCCGACGATCTGCGCGAGACGGTGAAAGAGCGCGGCGGTGCTGGCCTGGCCGCGCCACAGATCGGCGACCTGCGCCGGGTGATCGTGATCAATTACGCCTCGACGTGCATGGTCGTGGTCAACCCGGTGGTAGTTAAAGCGCCCGGCAAGATCGTGACGAGTATCGGCGAGGGGTGCCTATCCTTCCCGGGCAGGCGCGTGGACGTTAAGCGCAGCAAGCGGGTGCTGGTCGAGGGTTTCGACGAGCACTGGCAGCCCGTAAAGATCGACGCCCGCAACTTTTTGGCGTTCGTGTTTCAGCACGAGATCGACCATCTTAACGGCGTGACGATCGTCTAGTGGCGACGCCTACGCGCAGAGGGTCGCCGCTTTGGCTAGCGCGCCAAGACGAGAACGACCCCGATCTGAACCCCAACTACCGGCGGTCTGTGCGCTATTACCGCAAGCTGTACCGGGCGTGGCCGCTTTGGTGTGCCGACGACCCGCGGTTCGGGCGTCTGTACCGTGAGGCGAAGCGCAGGCGCTCCCACGGCGAGGACGTACACGTCGACCACATTGTGCCGATCTGCTCGGCGCTCGTTTGCGGCCTGCATGTCCCGTGGAACCTAGAGATAATAGGCGCCCGGGAGAACTTGCAAAAGTCGAACACTTGGTGGCCCGGCTGCCCGTTCGAGCGGCGTGCGCTGTTCGCCGCAGACATGCCTCCGCACCAGATGGGGCTTGGCTTGTGAGCGACTGGAAGGTCTACGCGGCGAAGTGGTGCCAGAAAATGGGCGGCAAGGTCCGCCCGACTAAGCATTACCGTTGCAGCGGGTGCGGGGCACGCAGGACGCTAGCGCGGGAGCTGTGGCAGTACGAGCGGGCGCCGGTGTGCGCGTGCGGGTCTCGGTTCTGGCGGCCCGACCTTGCTCGGTCGCGAGCCCAAGCCGAGAAATCCGGCGAGTTCGCGACGTGCTCGTGTGATGGTTTGCACCACCCTCACCGGGCGGCGTCGTCTGTTTGGTGTAGGTTGCACCCGACGGGACCGTCGGACAGTGACCAGCGCGAGCGGTACGGCTAGTCGGTGGCTTTGAGGCGTTCGGCGTCGCCGCTTTGGCTAGCGCATCTCTAAGCGAATCAGCGCGGCCTCGATTCGGTCTAGCTGTTTGTCTCTGTTCTTGCCGTCGCTTTTTATAACTTCGACGTCCGTCTGCAGGTAGGCGACGTCGGTCACGAGGGCGGACTGCACGGCCTGGTATGCGACGTCGGCGGCGACTAGGCCCTCGTCGGCCGTGACTAGCTTCGAGTACCCCACCGCCAATAGGGCCGTGACGCACAATATCGTCCCCATAACAGACACCCATTCGAATGCGGAGAATTTCGCCAGCATGGCGAGGGTCATATCGTTTTCGTCTGGCACGGCTAGTCTTCCTTGTTCTTGTTTTTAGACCCGACGGAACTGCCGAGGCAAAAATTCATTACGGCTTGGCGCTCACTGATTAGCTGGCCGATCATCACGCCGATAAGGTTCGAGATTATAGCGACTAGGGCGCCGTGGTCTTTCAGTATGTACACCGCGATGATGTTCGCTAGCGCAAGCACCACAATATACGGCAAGTTTTTGCGCATCACGTCGCCGATGACCTCGTCGATTTTTGTGCCGTGGTGTTTGTACATTGCGCGGGCGCCCTGCACGTTTTCAAGTGCCAGGCGTGCGGCGACATGTTTGTCGGCCATCACTGCCTTTTTAAATTCTAGCGCGGTGGCCGGGTCCGCCTCGATCGCAGCCGCCGCGTCGGGGCCCTTCTTGCCTGTCACTTTCTCGGCAATAGCTAAGACCGCTTGGGCGGACTCTTTCGCGTCGTCGCCCTTAAAAAGCCCGATGATGTCCGGGACGAATTTCGCTAGGGTAATGCCTATGGTTAAAGGGTCCACGGTTTAAATCTCCACTCGATGCGTTAGCCAGCCATACAAGAACCGCTCGTCTTTCTCGCGTCTCTCGGCCAGTTCGATATAAAAAGCGCCTTGCAAACAGTTAAGCGCCTTCATCATTGCGCGCTCGGACCGTGCGTGGACGTAAGCCTGCAGGGCCGCGACGGTCTTGCCGCCGACGTGGCCGTCTACCTCAATGTCGGCGTATAGTGCTTCGCGATCGTTCAACACGTTAAGCGCGCGCTGTAGGAACTTACCGGCGGCCGGCGTCCCGCAGTTCACGCCCGTGTCTACTACCTCGGCCGCTACGGCTTCGGACACGTTCGCCAGGTCGTCGCCTCGCAGTGAGTCCCAATATATCTCGGCGTAGATGTCGAAAGCGATCGACCGGGGCAGGTCTATCATGTCGCCCTGGTAGCCGTAGCCCCGAGCCGTCGCCACCGTTATGCCGTAATTCGTCTCGCCGCCACTGTCGTCGGGGTCGTCAACGTACCCGCCCTCGACTGCGATAATGGCGTCGATTGTTTGCGTTTTTAAGTCGCTCATGCCTCGCCCTCGTCGGCCGTTAGCTCGGGCGCGACGTACCGCAAGATTCTCGCCTCTGTCGACTCCTCTTCCGCCAATGCTTGCACGTAGAACCTGTTGCCCTTACTCGGGGAGATGACCGCGCCCCCAAACAACAGGTTGCCTGCTTCGTCTTCTAAATACGTTTTCATGGTTATAGCTCCGAGTCTACGTTCCAATAAAATTTATAGCCCGCGCCTGTTCCGATCTGCGCTCGCATCTGGAAACCCCTAGTTTTAAGGACGGGCGTGCCTGTTAAGTTGTTGTTTATATTAGCCCCGAGGGAATTTGTACTGGTGACTTTGCTCGCCGCCAGCGTCGCGCTAGAAAAAGAAAGGGTTCCCGTGTCCCTTTTCTCCACTAAGTAGGCAAACTCGTTTCTGAATTGGGAGTTAACGCCGGAGCCGTTAGACCCGCTCTGGACCTCGGTAATATCGGAGCCGCCCGTCTCGTAGTACCGTTGGCACAACGCCAGCTCCGCACCTCTTGGCCTCGCGTCGTACGGGGTCGCCACGCTGCCCCGCTCGAACTTGATCTCGTCCGCGTCGGTGGGCACAATTACCGAGTAATTACCCGTGGCCGTCATGGTGACCGAGTCGCCGGAGCTAAGGCCCGTAGTGCCGTCTACGTCTGCGGTTCCCGTGCCGCCCGCCCAACTGATTGTGTATACGCCGCCCAGGGTCACGGTGTTCTCTATGACTTGTTCTATCCTTGTGCCGGCCGCGTCGCCTTTCCAGCGGTCGAAACCGTATACGCCCGCCGCTGGCTGCCCGCCCGCAAAGTTCCTCTGGTTAATCAGCTTTGCGCCGTTAATTAGCAGGTTGAGGCTTTCCGACTTCAAGGTCCTGAACACGCTGGCGGTCAGTATCGGGAGCCATTCAAAATGCGCCGACGGCAGCGAGCGATAGACGAACTGCGTCGGGTCCGTGGCGGTAATCAGGCCTTCGGACGGGTTAGTCGACCCGCCCCACATTTTGGCGCTTACGACACCAAGGCCCGCGACGTTAACTGTGACGGCTCCGCCCGTGTTCGGGGTGCCCGCCGTGAACTGCACGACCATGCCGTCGAAATAGCCCCCTGGCGCTTGCTGGTTCGTCTTAACGCTCGCCACGTACACGTCGGCCGCGCCGCTTCCGTCGTACTGTACGGCGCGCCCTGCGGCGACCTCGACGATGCCTTGCAAGTACTGCGAGGCGAGCGCCGTGTCTGCGTTGCCGCTCGGCGTGATGCCTGCCGCGCGTAGGATAGCTTGCTGCAGGCCGTAGGTGTCGTTCATTACCGCCTCTTTTATCGGCGTCCCGTCCCCGGTCGTGCCGGTGCTGTCGTCTTTGGCGGAGCCGTACGGATACGCCGCGGTGACTGCGGTAATGCGGCCGATATTCTCGGCTAATGTGCTGGGATTCGTGGCCATTTCGGTGGCTCCTCGTTAGGTGTATGTCACAAGTATACCCAACCATTGCTCGGTGGGGCAAATTTTAAGGCACAAGTCCTCGAACTCGTCAAGTCGTGCCAGGGGTACGGTGGCCTGGTCGGGGAACGTCTGCCCGCCGATGTATAAAAAATAGGGGTAATACTGCGCGCCGACGGGTATCTGGTATTGCTTGCGCCCGAACGTGCTGCTGTAGAACTGGCCGGCGTATAGGAGCGTGCCCCCGACGTAGGCCAAGTCGTGCCCTGTGCCCACCGCGTCGGTCTTAACTTCTAGTATTTTATTGACGAGCGGGTAGCCCGGCGGGGAGTCGTTCGAGTCTGCGAACATTGAGTCGCCGCCGCAGTAAGCCAGATCGTGCCCGCAGCCGACGTACTGGCGCGGCGCTACGCCGTCCCACAGGTACGTGAACGGGTTGCGCGCTGTTGGCGTTACGTCGCCATTGACCGAGCCGCCGGTGGGGTGCTCGATGGAGGGCGCCCACCACTCATGGACGTGAACGTCGAAACCTGCCGCGCGTAGGGTCGCTTGTATGTATGACGGGCTCTGGCCGCCTTGTGCTTTCCAAGCGGCGTCGAGTCGGTCGCGTCGCTCTTGTTCGGTTAGGCCATAGTCGAGTAGGCCCCATTGTTGTTCCCACTCTGCGAGCCGGCGAGTTCGCTGCGGGTCTAGGTCGTCGTACATGTTGTCGTCGTAGGTCTTAACGTCGGCGGGCAGTCCGGCCAGCCCCTCGAAAAATTGACGCAATAACTTATCGGTTACCGTGCGCCAGGCTTTGCCGTCTGGTAGTAAGTGTCGAATTACCGCCAGCCAGTTGATCATGTGAAGGATACCGCGGAGGCTTTCGCCTTCTCGCCCTCGTTGAGTGCGTACACCTCCAGCGCCCCCGGGTCTCCCGACAACTCGAATGTCGACGAGGTGAACGTGCCGTTCGCTGCGGTCACGATGTCCTCGACTATGGCCGAGACGCGTGTCCTAGTTATCTGGTCATTACGCGGCGGCAAAGTTAGTCCAGGGATGAAAGGGGCCGTAGACCGAAAATAGTCGACCACGGCCGTGGTGATGTCCCCGCGCACTTGCGCCAGGTTAGACACGCCCGCCACACCGACCACCGTCACGGCGAAAGCGGTGCGCAGTATCGGCAGAGAGTTCACGAACGTGTTGACGTTGCGGCGTGACGCCAGCCCCGCCTCGTTGACTGTTACGCTTGCTAGGACTGCGGTCAGTTGCGCGGTGGTCGGTATCCCGTCCGCGTTGCCGCTCGATGCGACCGTCGCCTCGCTGTACAGGTTCACTTGACCCGGCAAGCCGGTGTACGGGTATGCGCTGATGATGCCGTCGGTAGACTCGGCCCACTCCTCGTAGTCCGCATACGCTCCGCCCTGCGGTCGTTTCTGGAACCAGTCAAGGATGCGGCGGCGGAACACTTCGACGTTCTCCTCGTTGGCCGCCGTGATGATCTGAGACGACACAACGGCGTCGCGCGCTACGTTGGGCAGCGGGTTGGCGAACGACAGCGGGTCGCCCGCGTCTAGGTTCCCGATTGTGCCCCGGCCGCCGTTGTTGCTCTGGTCGGCCACTGCGCGAACGGACACCAGCACGGTGGCGGCGTTAAGCAACACGTCGGCCAAGGTGATGTACGTCACGCCCGTGGCGGCGCTAACTAACTGCGAGCCGCTAGAGAGCACGCCCGTCTGATTGGTCACCGCTACCGTGACGGACAGCTCGGCATTAGTCGCGGAGCCGCGAGGTTCTACGCCCGACAACTCCTGCCAAAAGCGCAACGGGTTGACCGTGCGGCCGTTAACTTCGGTGTCTTTACTCGACGCGGTCTGCACGAACATCTGCAGGGCCGTAAACCCGACGTACTTGTATAGCAGGACAAAAACGCCCGCCAAGGCTTTAGCCAAGACGCGGTTGAACGCTTTAGGCAACAGCGGGATAGTCTGATTTAAAGACGCCTCCATTTGCGCAATAAGGTTGTCGCTAATTTGCTTGGTCGTAGGGGCTGTTAGTGTCATTGTCCTGCCTTCCAGTTTTCGGTATAGCTAAACGCGGACTCTTGGCCGCGGGCCGTAATGGTGCCCGCAATAGTTACGCGATTTAGCTCGGGGATTGACGCCGACACGACGATATCGCTGGCGATTTTTTCCGATAGGAACCAGGCCAGGTCGCGCGTCGCGGCGTCCTCTAATTTGCGCAAGTTGCCCGAGGTTGCGGGCAGCTCGCCGATAAGGTATTGCGTCTCGCTGCGGTACTGATTGGCGGCGGGCTCGCCCAGATTGCCCCACCAGTTGTTTGGGTCGTCGGCTCGGGTGCTGTCTTTCTGGTTGCCGCCGAATAGGCTCGCGTAGGTGGCCGTCTCAAAAAAACCAGTCATGGTGGTGACGCCGTTCGCGACGACGATCTCGCCGTTGTCCGGGGTCTGGAATAGCAGCACGTCACCCTGTTGTTGTTGTGTCACTCTATAAACTCCACGAAGTCCGTCGGCACGCCCGCAACGAGTTCGCGGACAGTGATTGGCGATAATTTTAGCACGGTTTCGATCGCGGTGTGAAAATTAAACGTGCCCCCCGGCGGGGTGAGCTGGTCTGTCACTTGCGCGGTGACGGCCGCCTTAAACGCCGCGGGGTCGGTGGTCCATGTGACGGACAGCACCTCGGTGCCACCGTGCGCCGGGGCGCCTGGCGTCGTCACTGTCGCCCAATACGTCGCCACGCCGTCGGCTATTCGGTCGATAGTCACGGCCGTGTTGTCTGACAGAAAGGCGTCGGAGAGCGTCGCGACATCGCCGCCGGCAGCTACGTCCACGCCGGGCGCCAGCCCGCCGGTCGAGTATTGAGCGTAAAACGTCGCGAAGTCTGCCGCCAGCTCCGCGGGAGTGCCCTGCAGCTCGCCCACTCGGTTGTCGAAGTTCACGACCAGACCGTCCAAGTCGAGGCCGTCGCCGGGGCTCACCCCCACGACTGTGTCGGGTTGTTCGACGATCGCCACGACGCCCTCGACGGGTGCGGAGCCCGCAGCGTCGACCGTGTCCGCTTGCTCGGTAATGTCTGCAGCGCCAACGGCGGCGATCTGCCCGGAGGCGTCGACCGTGTCCGCTTGCTCGGTAATGTCTGCAGCGCCAACGGTGGCGATCTGCCCGGAGGCGTCGACCGTGTCCGCTTGCTCGGTAATGTCTGCAGCGCCAACGGTGGCGATCTGCCCGGAGGCGTCGACCGTGTCCGCTTGCTCGGTAATGTCTGCAGCGCCAACGGTGGCGATCTGCCCGGAGGCGTCGACCGTGTCCGCTTGCTCGTCGATATCTGCAGCGCCAACGGTGGCGATCTGCCCGGAGGCGTCGACCGTGTCCGCTTGCTCGGTAATGTCTGCAGCGCCAACGGTGGCGATCTGCCCGGAGGCGTCGACCGTGTCCGCTTGCTCGGTAATGTCTGCAGCGCCAACGGTGGCGATCTGCCCGGAGGCGTCGACCGTGTCCGCTTGCTCGGTAATGTCTGCAGCGCCCGATATGGCCCCGACTAGCTCGACGCTGTTGGCGTATGCCTTGTCACCGCCGCAGTGCGCGAGGTCGTGGCCGCAGCCGACGACGATCACCTGTACGTCACTTTCGACGCGAGCGCCTGCAGCGGTGTCGTCTCCGCCGCACTGGGCGCTGGTGTATCCGGCCCCTATAAACTCAAGGGACACGAGTCAGCCCTCTACGGGTTGCCCTCGGTGTCGACGAACGACGTCACCCGAACTTCTTGGCCTGCGGATACCGCCACGGCTGCGAGCTCTAAGTCTGCGCCCGAACCGGTGAGCCCGGCGCTCCCGTCCATCACGACGTCGCCGTCGCTGTCCGTCACACGGAACCACGTCGCGGTCCCTGTGGCGTTGGCGCTTGCGTCGCTAGTGATCGCAGCCGCAGTGATTACGCCGCCCGCTGCCGCGCCGAATGCCGTCGAGCTGAACCTCAACTCGGCGAGCAGCGTGGTCGCTGTGCCGCCTGTTGCCGGGCGCGTGCCGTTGTATATGCGCAGGAACCCGCCGCTGGCGCCGGCATTTACCGCCGCGTCGACTGCGTCCATTCTTGTGTTTCGTAGTGCTGTTGCATAGCCGATAGTCATGGCCTTCTCTCCTGGTTTATAAAATTGGTGGGCCCGTCGGTGAGCCTAGGTTCCCGGCGTGCTTGTGTTTGTCTGCGTCCATGCCCGCGGCGGTGATCATGTTGCCGTCTTTGGTTATCTGCAGGCCGTTTATTGTAACCTGTCCGCCAGCGTCCGCAACTATTACGGCGTCGCCTGCGTTGATCGTGGTCGTGCCCGTCGGGGCGGCCACCAAGGAAAAATTCTCGTTACTGGCTGCGATAGTGCCGTCGCCTTTGAGCCAAAATTCTGCCACTTGGATGCCTTTCGGGTCCCGTGCGTAGATACGTTTCTCGCCGCCTGCGGCAGTCTGAGCGTTTAGCGGGTCGACGTACCCGACAGCGGACCCTCGGCCCGTGCCTTGCTGTGGCACGATCGCCTCGTAGTCGCCCGGCAGCGGTGCGCCGTCGTCACCTGGCGAGCTAAAATGCTGGGCGGCAGTCTGTGCCCCGCCTCCGGTGTCCGCCGTTGCGTCCGAGACGCCTTTGCCTCGACGGGTGAACGCGACGAGCTTTCCTACCCATCCCATGGCAGTGCCTCCGGTAGTATCCCTGCGAACGACCCCGGCAGTGTTAGGTTAATCATCGCGGTTTTTTCGTTCTTGTTCTGTTCTAGTTCGACGCTGCGCACCAGGAAGTCATACGGCGAGTAGACAGAGGCGTCGGGCGCGTGCAGGTTTATCGTGCTTCCCGGCGCCCACAGTTCGCCCTGCGGGTCCCGCCACCCGATCACCTTGGCGGTGAACGAGGCTAGGTTCCCGAACATGCGGCCGGCTTTCGCCTCGACGGCCTGTTTGATGTCCCCGCCCAGGGTGTCGTCTACGCCGAACACAAACGGGCGAATGACGCCCAAGGTGTGCGGGTTTTTAACGGTAAACTGTGAGCCCGCAAAACCGAGCACAACCGGCTCGATTCCGGTCACATGGCTGTAGTAGTCTTGGGGGTTGAAGAACGGCTGCACGGATAAAAGCGGCGAGACGCCCTGCACTAAAAAAGCGACCGGCTTGCTGGCCGTGTCGAACCGCTGAAAAACCAGATTTCCTTGCGCGTCGTCGCCCACTACTAGGTTGCGTTGTCGCGCGAGGTTGCCCAAAAAGGTCAGCACCCGTGTCGACGTGCCGATCGCAACGCGCTCGAAGGTCGCGCCACTGGCCGCCAAAAATACCACACTAATCCCAAAGGACGACGTCACGGTGGCGGCGATCTCCTCTAGGGTCTGGTCGTTGAATTCGATCTCGGCCCGTCCGTCGCTGTACGCACTCGCAGGCAATACACAATCGCCCAGGACACCCGGGCGGCCGTAGCAGCCGACCTGCAGAATTTTGCGCTTGTTCTCCAGCGTGGGGACCGGCGACACCATGGTGCCGTTGAACAGCGGGACGCCGCCCACCGTTACGCCTACCGGCTTGTATTTAAACGGGCGGAACGTCTCCCGGTGGGCGGGGTCCGCTGAGTTGTTCGGCGCGGTGAACTCCACGATGCTGACCGCGTCAATGGCGCGGACGATCCGAGTCGTGTCCCAAAATCGGTAGCGCGAGCCGTCGACCGAGATCGCGACCCCGTCGTCGCTGTCTGTGATGGCCGGGCGTGTCGCCTGGGGCAGTGCGGTCGCGGTTGCGGCTGCGGGCCCGGCTGCTTGGGCTGTTGCGTTATCGGTTGCGGGTTTAAGCGCAGGCGTCGCCGTTGGCGCGGGCGGGTCCTCCGGCGGGTTTCCGAACCAGGACTCGGGCAGAGTGGGGATAGCTACGGCGCTTTTCCCCACGAGCGGGGACGCCTGCCCGGGGTTCGCTTTAGCGATCAGCCCCGCGTGCTCCTCGGTGCCGTAAACGATCCGCGAGATTTCCTCGAAAGTTTCGCCGCCGCCCGACCTAAACGTAGAAGACAAGAGTGCGCCCCCTTGGTATTTCTAGAATGTCGGACCCGCTCAAGTCGTTGGACTCTATGAAAAAGTCCAGCTCACTGTCGACGGCGCCGTACAGCTCGGCGCAAAGGTCCACGATCGTGCGGGGTCGATCGGTTGTGATAGTCCGCTCCTGTTTAAGCGTAAACGCTAGCGCGATAAGTGTGCCGGCGGTTAGCGCGACCGCCTCTTGTAGCTGCTGGTAGGCCGCGCCCGTGTCGATCGTCGCGGGCGTTGCGCCGTCCTGTGCAAGCGCCGCGAATTCGTTGTCACGCCAGACCGTCAACGCGTCCATCTGTGCGAGAAGGCCGTCCACCGCGGTGATCGCCTCGGTTTTCGAGAAAAACGTCGTATTAACGACTGAGAGGGCCGAGGCGGCCGTGTAGTTCGACGCGTACAAGTCCTTGGTGTGGAAGGTGTTCGCTTTCTTTGCTGGCGATTGCGTCGACACGTTTGCGCCGTCGCCCGAGAATATCGCCCGCGCCAAGTTGCCGTACGCCGACAGCCGGTCGGATATGCTGGCCAACGATCGCGCGGGGGCTTGTAGCAGTCTGGAGGTCTGAAAGGCCAACGCCAACGGCTGGCCGACTAACGTGTCTATGCCTAGCCGGATGGATCGGTCTATCGTTTCGTAAACATTCTGCACAGTGTCTAGGGTGTCGGCGATAGGGCGCAGCACCGCGTCGGCCGTAGCTAACAGGGCCGAGTATTCCGACTTGATGGTGGCCAACAGTCCGGGCGCGCTCGTGTCTAAGGCTTCCGCGTATGCGGCCGCCCCCGCTTCGGTGAACTCCTCAAGTGCAGCCCGCACCGTTGAGAC